TCAGTAGTCTTATATCCTTGATAGATGTAATCTTCGTAGTTATAAACTCCACCAAAACGCCTCATAAGGCGACAGTTCATATTGATCTTCTTGGCGTTACTTTGAATCTCTACTAGATATCTAAGTTCGCCGGTATCAGCGTCATTGAATGCGCTTTTGACAATACCAATACGAATCAAACCGTCCAACTTATTTAAGGTTGCAGTATTGCTTGGATCAGTCCAAATTGAGCTATCTTTAACTATACTATCGCTCATTGTCCACGTACCTTGTTAGGATCTGGGTCGCTAGGATCCGATGTGCTAACCGTGTTAACTGTGTTTTTATATTTTTGATTCTGTAGATCGGATGCAAGTTCATCTAATGAACCACTTCCTACTAGTGTATAGTTACCATTTGCCTTGTTGACTACTAAGCCTCTTACAAACTGAATTGTAGTTATATAGGTTCGTCCACCATCGCCGCTCACAGTAAAAGTATGGTTTACATTTTCTACGTGCGCTAATACGTAGTTAGTGTTAGTATTAGTGTTTGCGCCCTGGTTCAAGTTCATTGTGGGATTAATTAAACCTGCTTCAAATAAAATGTTATTCCCTACGCCAATGTACTCAGTAGTGCCTCTCATTACGAGGGTTCCATTTAAAAGCCTATGCGTATCAAAGAACCATTCTTTTAAAAGCTCTACCCAGCTAGTTAACATGTCAGCGTTGTACTGTGCAGAGGACGCTGATGAAGTCGTAGAGATATCGACAGGAAATTGTTTTGTTCCCACGATCATGGGTCTGAAGCCTTCTCTATTGAACGCTGCTGTGTCTGATCCCTGTGATTTCTGTGCTGTCCAACCGTTCAATATCTCGAAGTCTTGAAACAAAGGTCTAATTTCAACAAAGTTATATTTGTCTCTCCAGTTAGTTCCAATGTTAACAGAAGTCACTTTAACGTTATCTATAACGTGGGTCTTTAATAAAGTGAAAGGAGATTTAAGCTTATTAGCAGCAGCAGAACTCTGCAGGTCCGTGCGGTAAGAGAAAGGTTTTATTCTATTGAATATAGTTAATGAGGGCCCTACTGTACCACTGTTATTAGTTTCCCAGTCAATCTCGTTGTACATTTCATTCAGAGCTGGATTGCTATTATCCATCATGATCTGCCAAAATGTATTAGTTCCTTGAAGTGAGAATGGATCTATGAAGCCGTAAGCCTCATTAGTATCTGCATACTGATCCTGAGCAACTAACTTACCTACTTGAAGAGTTAATAGGTCAGAGAGTTTGGTAGAGGGATTTATATTTCCATCTCCATCTACAAAGTTAAAATATTGTGCCATCTTGGTAGGGATAAGGAAATCGTATATAGATTTATTTATTCGATTGATGGCACCACTAGCTTTATCTAACTCTGGAGAAGAACTTCCAAATATACCTAATAAAGCTACTAAATTATCGACTACTTTAAAACTTTGAGGAGTGTTGCCATCGCCAAACAGTTGTTTCTGTAATGCAATAGCTATTGCATTACCTTGATTGGTAGGAGTGTTAGCAGCTGAGATTAGATTGTCAATGTATAGAACATTATTAAATATATAACCCCAATCAGTTCCCGTCATTGTGTAAGTGGTATGTCTTGCGCCTTCTTCATCAATTTGAATATCTGCTCTAACGCTTTCAATCTTGCCTATCATTTTAACAAACTTAGGATCAGCTTTAGCTAGTTGAGTTGGAGAGATTGGGTTATTAGACATTAAGATAGCACACCAACTACCTGCAGTAATTTGGGAAACCCAATCTCTGGTAGGTGCTAAGTTTACAGTGAATGAACCGGCTGGTGAACTCTTACTTTTAGATGTTTGAATAGATTGAAGAGACAATGTGCTCAATATAGTTTCATTGATATCATTGATAGTCCCAGCATTCGTTGGATCTGAACCAAGTCTATTGTCGTAGTTCCATATGATTATAGCCGCATGCGGAGTTACAATCCTAAAATTATTTGTTTGATTTAGCGCCATAGATTAAGGTCCAGGTGCCTTTGTTTTTTCTCTGTTATCGACAGTGCCTCTAGGTACGTTTGCTCTATCTAAAACTTTATTTAAAACGCTATCTAATCTGCCGATCGTAACGTTTAAATTTCCTAAATCTATACCACCTCTATTTTTATCTTGGGCGGCGGCATGACCAGCGGCATCTCCAGCACTTTTCTCAATGTTAGGTATTTGTTTCGCCAATTGATCAAAGGCAACTTCTAATCTTTTAATAGCTCCACTAGCGCCACTGACTTTATCTAAAGCATCTGCTGCAGTATTTGCGCTAGTCGACAATCTTCCGAATCCTTCTGTGCGCATCTTGTCTAGACCAGAAAGCATAGATTTATCATCTGTCATGGTCAATGCTTTATTACCCGTTGCGCTGTTGGGATCAATTTGTGCCTTAACGCCCTTAAGAATGTTGTACTGTTGTTCTCCAGTGGCTCTAGTCGGCGACAATCTTCCTATATCTGCAAGGTTTGTTTGTTCTTCGTCAGTGAGTTCGGCGAATGATTTGGTGCTGTTAACGCTCTTTAATAAGTTACCAGCGTTTCCAATAGCGAGACCTGTTCCAGCGGCTTCTATCATCTTCATCTGTCTATCGTTTAAGTATTGCGTTAATGTGCCACTAATGTCTTTATTAGGAGAGTTTACTCCTAAGTTTCTCATTGCTCCCCTTTTTTCCTTGTCAGTCCCCATCTGACTAATGGACATCAAAGTTTCTGTATCAATTGTTTCTGCCGCTACTGCTTGTGCTCCACCTACACCAAGGGTGCGTTGGGCTCTTGCGATTGAAACCATGCCTGCGTAACTTGTGCTAATGTTAGTACCAATGCCGCGTGCCGCATCCTGTAAAGAGGCGTTTCTTTCTAATGTTGCTTCCTTATTAGGCGTATCTTTTGTAATACCCGTAGTGAGCAATGTTGCAGCAGCAGCAGTCGTATCGATACCTAAAGAGCGACCAGCAGACGACGCTGCCATCTGAGCAGTATGGTCAACTACGGCGTTGAGCGCCTTAGATGAGTCTAATCCTTTTGTAAGAGCAACTTCCATTACTCCAGCTAATGATGCTTGAGGATTATTAGATCCGGCAGACGCAAGTGAAGACATGCGCTGCATGTTCTCTTGCATTGTTCCGAGTCCACGCGATTCCGCTCCACGTGCAGCAAAAATTTGATCTTGATTGAACATTGAGCCCATGTTGGCAACGCCCATTTGAGCCATCTGATTGTATTGCTCTGGACTAATTCTAGCTCCAGTCATTTTATCTAGGTTTCCACGCGTGATAGAGTTCTTTAAGAAACCTTCACCAGCTCCACCCATGCCTATAGCAGCTACTCCAGCTCCTACTGAAAAATCTCTAAAACCTTGAATCTGCTCTGCGTTTGTTTCATTAACTACTCGGGATAATTCAATAGCTGCATTCCTACCCGCTACATCTGATTGTTCTTGTGTGACGTGCCTTAAAACATCGGAGGTAGCAATATAGGCATTTGTTCCCCCGCCAATAACGTTAGATAAACCTTCGCCTACTTTACCGCTCATTGCTGTACTAATACCAGAAATTAGGTTTACAGCTCCACCGCCTGTTTGGGCTAACAAAGCATTTTCCGCACTATCCCCTAAACCTGTTCCAAATTTATCGGCTCCTGCAAAATGCGATAGCTGCATCAATGATGCTATGTCTCCACCTACAGCTGCTTTATAAGTTTGATACTTTTGATTCTCAAAATTTGCATAACCTGTAGCGTTATTAACTTGCGCTAAATGTTGATTTACGCCTACTTGCATTGCTGCACCACTAAACGCACTAAATGCAGTACTAGCGACAGCTAAACCAGTCATCGTTGCGTTGCTAAATCCTTTATTAGTAGTGCCAGCTTTTTGAGCTTTGTCTAAATTTTCTGCTGCTTCTAATGCCTTCTTCTGCAAATCATCTAGGTTTGTGGCTCCTGCGCGCGCTGCCTCCTTAAGTTCCTTCATTGCGTTAACTAATTCTTTGGCTTCTTGCCCATCCATTCCTTGAGCTTCATGACTCTTAAGTGCAAGTCTTGACATCTGTGACTCAGGATCTAGCCCTTGCTGCTTTTGAATTCTCATTGCGGCATTTATAGGTGCTAATTCTTTTAATTTATTTTGAAGTTGAGCATCTACATCTCTAAGTTCATTCTGCGCACTAGTGTTTACACCTCTTTTAGAAAAAATACTTCCGGCGGCTGTAGTCGCTCGTCCACGAAGAGAATTTATGCTATCTTGGATTGTTTGACTTCTACTTTGCAGATCTGTATAAGGAGCGTTAAGGTGAGCTGCTGATGCAAGCTGGCCTGATTGAGTAGACGCAATATCTCTAACCTGACCATTTATAGATGTCTCGTTGAATGTGCGTCCAACTTCGTTTATGGCCTGTTGAGTGAAACGGTCAATGCGGGCTTCCGTACTAACTCTGATCCTAGGTTCTGTCCTAGATATGGTTTGGAGGTTATCTTTATGTAATTTTTCAATCGGGCCATAGCCGCGTGACTCTACAGGAATACTATCGTAGATGCTGATACCCTTGTTAGCAACCTTAGCTTTTCTTCTAAGCTCACGCTCTTCGGCAGGAACATTATATGCAGCGCGACCTATGTCGGCAATACGGTCGGACAGACTAGTCCCAATTTCATTAGGATTATTCTGATTGTTGCTATTATTGGGATCCTTAGCCATATAAGGCTATTATAACTTAAAAAGCTTAAAGAAAGTTAACTTCGAAGCGTTCTTATCATTAACCACGGGTTGGTCAACCTTGTTTATCTGATTGCATTTATAGACATTGTTGACTACCCAAGTGGCGCCATTATTGACCCAAGTGCTGGGTACCTCAGACATCTGATCTCTAATATTGTCCTGAAAAGAGCGGCACTCTACCCCATACATACTAATGTGGCCGTTCTCAACTCTGAACTTAATGTTAAAGTTGTTGTCATATCGAAATTTAGAATATGGGTTGTCTGGTAGTTTATTCATTCAAAGTCTTCTTCAATGTCGTTGCCAAATGTCTCACCAAACTGCTGCTTAGCGAGTTTCATCTGCTCTTCCATCCATTTGATATTGTCGGGATCCTTCGTAGGATCTTCTACCTTAGCTGTCTCTAGATTGGCGGCCTTAGCCTTCATGTTAGCTAGGTCTTCTTGCTCCATCTGTTCAGCCCAATCAAGGTCAGCCTGTTCTTTAGCAATCTCTTGGTTAATCTCACCCTGATCATTGCGTTCTTCTTCAGCAAGTCTTCGTTCAACTTTATCGTAGAATTCGTACAGTAAATCTTCTAATGTGTATGATAGTAAAAGAGGATCTTTGAGTGGTCTATTGTATGTTTTAGACCACCAACTCTTTAAGAAAAGCGTTAGCTGCTCGTCGTTGTTTAATTCTGCTCTAGCGTTTCTGGCAGCAATCCGTCTTATGTCGTCTGCGGTGCTGAAGAGCTGTTCTCCACCGGTACTGGTGGATTCGCTAGATCCCTTACCTTCTGTCGCCATTCTGTCTCTGTCCTTTGAAGATTAGTGTAGAGTTCAACTAGGATATTTTCATCTTTGATATTGGAACCGCCGGCACTTTGTTTCCACCATTCAGGTCCATCTGTTATTTTTGCTCTAAGATTTGCAAAGATAACAGCAATACCCGCTAGACCTTCTGTAGGACTTGAATAGTTCCCAAGAAGTCTAGTCTTTTCAAGCTCCATAGCGTGCTTTTGACCCATGTTCAAAACGCAGCGAACTGTGAACTGACCGTCGTATCTTTTGAATGTGGTTTCGCCTTCAACGTCAACGCTGAAGACTGCTTCATTATTTGGTAATTCCATGTACTAAACCTCGTACTAGCATTATACTACGCACCCAAAGTGCCAGAACTAACATTGCTTAAATTCGTTGGAAGAGGGTTTAAATTGTTAGCGGGAAGCGGACCCGCATTACTTATACCATTATTAGCAATTGCGGCAGCTTGCACAGTGTTATTGTAGTTATTAGCAGGTGGAATAGTAGGTTGCTTCTCATCCATAAATCCAATGGCTCTCCATCTTAGAGTTACATTAGCGAGAGAGTCTACTCTTAAATCTTCGGTACGTGAAGTAATCATTGCCTTATCTGTAGCAAATACAACTTGTTGCGTTGCAGAATCAATAGCTTGAATAGAGATATATGGAGCGAATAAGAATGATAGAACGTCTGCTTGCCATCCTTCAGTTGAGGCACTAACTCCTGGAATGTGAAGTGCAGATATAGTTCCCTCTACAGTTACACGTTGAGGAGCAAGTTCATGTGGAAGATAGTCATCGATAGTATTAATTTCAGTCACTGTAGTGTTGATAGTCCAACTGATGCCGAAAGCGAAGCCAACTAATTTACCGTTTACTTTAAGAGTGATTCTAGGTCCACTTAAAAATTTTGCATTAGGACGAAGAGAGAAGATACCAGCTACGTTACTAGCGGCGTTATTTACTAAATTCTCTGCAAAGCCTGGGCTGTTATCAAAACCTGTATTTGGCATAATTAACTATTCTGTTGTCCTGTACCGGATGGTCTAGCTTGATAAGCATCACCGTCTACGTATAGAGCAGTGAACTCAAACTTGTCTTGACCAGGACCTCGTTTGCTGAGAGCAAAATCTGCTCTAGTAATTCTAACTTGTCTAACTTTCATAACTCCAAGTGGATCGCCATTTGGATTCTTCTGATAAACTTCAATGTCAAATGTAGTTCCTTGAGAGTATGTACTTGGGTCAAGAGCTTCGTTAGCTCTACCGTCAGCACCACCTGCGAAAGGATTTCCAAGAGTAGATGGTAGGTTACCTAAAACTCCGCCACCCCATACTGAGCCCCAGTTACCGACTCCATTACCTGCATCATTAGCAGCAATACCTGGAGGCGCAACTCCACCGATATTCTCATGGGCATTGTGAACATATCTGATGATGCTAAACATGCCGTTTACATTGTAGGACAAAGGTTCTACAGAGACACCTTCGTATACGCCCAGCACGTGGGGAGTTTGGTGTGCTATCTGCACAGAACATTGGAAGTCAGTTAGGAACGCCATAGTCTTGCCATTAAGCTTTAACTTAGCATTTGCTCCTGTTACAAAAAAAGGTCTTACACCGGCCATGGGTTAATTATAAGGTATAAGGGCTTAAGAATAATATGAGAAAAATTACCATGAAAGTCACTGATTTACAACTTGGTGAGATAGTGACACTTAGAGATACACCTATTCAAAAGGTGCTTTTACTGTTAATAAGCTTGAGAATAATTGCTGGCGTTTATATATTAACAGAAGCTGGCCAAACTGCTGAAGTACACTTATTCTAAATAAAAGGGCCAGCATTTCTGCCAGCCCTTTTTGACTTTGTACTGAATTTAGAGATTAGCTAAGATCGACGTCTCCAGATGTTCCTGCTTGGAATGAATCATCGTATGCTAGAATTCCTACGAATGATAAACGATCAACGAGGATACCTCGCTTGTTAATACCAGCTGATTTACGATTGAAACGGCAATCAGTGATGGTGATTACTGCACCACTTGTAGGAGCTCCTGAATTGGTCTCAGCAGGTGAGGTCGTTGCTGGGTTACCAGATTGAATTTTTTGATACACGTTTAAATCCCAAGTTTGAGACACAAGGATATTTCCTGGATTGATCTCATCTGATGCATTACCACCAGTTTTGTAATTTACGTTACCAAGACCGTTACCGTTTACTGCGGCTCCAGCCATGTTGTTCTTGTTAGCGATACCAGTGTAACGAACTACTGAAAGTTCGCCAGCTACTGAGTAGTTAACCGGTTCGTTTGACACCGCTTCGTAACGACCCATTGTCTCGATCGGTACTGTGTCAACTGAGACGTTATAAGAAACGTCTGCTGCGTATGCAAACGTAACACCGCCTGCGGTAATTTTGGCGTTGGCGCCTGTGATAAAACTTGGTAATTTGCCTGCCATTTGAATATCCTTGCTAGTTCGGTTCTAGCTACCTTGAATTTAACTTCGTAACCTAATTATTACGAATTAGATATAATATATCACAACTTAGGTTAACTTATTAGACTTGGCTATGTTCTCAAGAGCAGGCAAATACTGAAGATTCCAGGGTACATGTAGCCCAGACACTATTGAGTTCTTTAAAGGGATAATGTGATCAACGTGATGACCAGGTGGACAGTTGTTATAAATAAGCTTTAAAGCCTCATTATCTACCCACTCAGGAGTAGCCATAAGCTTCTTGGCCCTATGTTTTGCTTCTCTATGTTTTTGAGACGCTAACCATGTTTCTCTATTAACTACTTGATGTCGCTGCTCGTATTCTTTTCTTTTGCCTGGATTAGCTTTAAGATAAGCTTTTCGTTCTTGATTACAGATGTCTCGTCTCTTACTATCTCTAGCATATCTATAACACCTACGACAAGTAGGTCCTGAGTACCATTTATCAGTCTCTGCAGTGCTGCAACTAATACAAGTTTTAGTCAAGGCTCCACTGTCCATTTTTAGCAATTTTAACTGGCTGTTTATATTTTTCAGCATGAGCTTTTACTTCTGGTGATCCAGCCTTAAAATGCTTAATAGGAGCAGGTGGTCTGAAATCTCTGTAGGCCTGTTCTTCTGCTGTACCATGAGGAGAACTAGTATAGGCTTTTATACCACGCTGACCAGTATTAGTGTGCTCAACCTTGCGATCAGCAACTTTCTGCTCATGTATCCTAATAGCACGAGCCTCTGGAGTCGTCCACTTTCTTTTTACTAGTTCGTCATTCTTTTTTAACTTAGGTGTAGTAATAGGTGTAACCTTACCAGTTTGCATAAAATTATGTGGATCAGGCATAGGAGCCTTCCATATTTTCTGCTGCGTAGCCTCATCGTGATGATTTGGTCCTATATCTATGGGCAACTTAGGATCAAAGTGTTCATTCATGAGCTGTCTTAGTTTTATAGTAGCAGGATGCTTACTGTTATTTAATACATCGTTATGAACTGAAGCATATTGCTCGCCTTCGTGGCCTATACCAATCCATCCCTTGCGATATGCTTCAGAGAAGTCTTCACCTTCTGGTAACTTAATATGATTAGCGAGCCAAGGCGAATGGTCATCTCTACCTATTAAATGATGTTTGCCAGCAGGGGATATCCAACCTCTAACCTTTTTATATATGTAATCGCTGTTCTCAGGATTATTGGTAATAGACTTTTGCAGCTCTTCTTTAATAGCTATGCAAAGTTCTTGTAGCTGGTCCATATATCAATTCTATCATACTAGAAACTAAAAGGCCCCACACTTTCGTATGAGGCCCTTAAGATCTAATTTGTCAAGGCTTATTAAGCGCTTGAAGAAGCACGTTGCAACGTGATAGTTGCTAATACGAAGTCGATACCTTCGACAAGTTTCACTACAACAGAGATGTTGATAGTGTTACCAACGATTTGAACAACTAGTAGCTTGTATCCGTTAGTAGCATCAGTTGTTGAAACGGTGATACCTTGTGCCAAGTAAGAGGTCAAGATGGCATCGCAGGTTGACTTAACTTCTGCCGCAGAAACAGTGTTCTTAACACCAACATAGATATTCTCTAATTGGTTGCGGAAGTCGTAAGCAAGAACGTCTGCTGCGTATTGAACGTTACCACGGTTGAGAACCCAGTTTGCATCCTGACCGTAAGTAGTGTTATCTACTACTAAGCGGAATCCGCCAGTGTTAGGATGTTCCCAGAAAGTGATACCGTTTTGGATCGCGTTATCATACTGAGTAAGTGGGTTGAAACCTTGAACGATGTTCGCTTCAGGAGTTGACAACAATTGAGCAGTCTGACGAATGCCTGACATGTTGAAATACTTGTGAGTCATCGGTAAACCGATTGGTGAACCACCGCGAGCACCTGCTAGTAAGCAAGCTCCTGCCCAAGGTAGGAACCATTGAACAACGCCCTGAGAGTTAACTTGGTTAATATCTTGAATGACCAATTGCACACGGCTGTTAGCCAAGTTTTGAGCTTGGTTTACGCAGTTAGAATATGTGTCTTTCAATGACAAGTAACCTTGGCTCTCTGAACGATTCTTAGTAGAAGCCATCAAGCTTAAGTAGGTCACTGTAGCTTGTTGAATACCAAGGATAGTGTAGTTAGAGCTTGGATCAGTGATCATGTCCTGAATATCTTGAGTAGCGTTACGAGAGAACAACGGAATCACTGAGTTAACGTGAACGGCTTGTAAAGCAGTCAACGCGTTGGTGATATCAGAGGTTTGTGTTCCACCGAGTAATCCGCCAGCTAAGTAAGTAGTTGCAGATGGATCAGGTAAACCGATAGAAGCAGGAGTTAACAAGCTTACGTTTACTGACGATCCAAAGAATTGCTGTACAGAGTAAGCATCATCTTTGATTTGAGCAGGCATAGACCCGCTAGAACCGTTAGCACTTAAGTTAGTAACTTCATCCATTACACTTGGGTTTAATTGACCGTACAATGCGCTTGGTACTGCTGCACTCCAGTTTCCGCCAGTGCTGCTGTTAATGTAATTAGCAATAGCATTGAGGGTTGGGAAGTTTGCGAGAGCGATTGTGTACTCAATGGCACTGTTGTTAATTAACAACATGTTTGTAGCATTCACTGTAACTACTGGAGCAACTCCACCGTTACGACCAAGTTCAAATACGATGTTACCACCGACTGTCGCTGATTCCTTGATATTAGTGCCGTTGTTATTGATAGTAATAACAGCCATATCTTCGGTTTCAGAAACGTATAAACCAGGTTGAATATTTACTGGAGCAAGTAAGCTTCCGCTAACAAGCTGAAAGTTTAAACCGTGTCCATTGCGCTGAGGGTTAGTTCCCAACGATTGAGCAATGTTTAAAAACGCTGCCATGTCTGAGCCACCGGATACTGTGAAAGTCATTCCAGAAGGAAGACCTAATGACCAGTTTCCTGAAGTAGTAAGAGCAGTTTGAAACAATGCTCTTGTAACAGTGCCGCTAGGCATTGTGAACACGTTGTCAAGCGCAGATGATGCTCCGTTGATACGAAGAGTAAATGATAAGCTGCCGCTTGCGACGATAGTTGCTGGAGAACCAAAGCCGGTTGCAGAAGTACCAGGACTTACGCCCACGTTACCGTGGAATACGCTTGCGCCGGTGTTAGTAGCTGCTGAACCACCTAATACTGAGAAACTACCTGCTGCGCCAAGTTCGTTTGAAGATTGAGCAAATACGTTAGCTGCTGCACTCATAGTAACTGCGCCGTTGAGGGCGATCAAGCTACCGTTTACTGTGCCACCTAATGTATCTGTAATACTTGTTTCAGCGAGGATGTTACCTTGGAAGGTGCCTGAGAAACCAGAGTTGATAGTTGCAGAAGAACCTACGATCCAGTAGATGTTAGCTGCTGTAGCTCCGCCAGTAAGCGTCATTACAGGAACTCCACCAGCACCAGTAGTTAAGGTAGAAGCAGTTTGGATTACGTAAGTACCTGCACCGTTGAAGGTAAGGGTTCCAGTTCCAGAAGCCGCTAAGGTTGCTGCGCCAGTGCTATAAACACCAGGAGTAAGAGTTTGACCATCTAAGGTTGCAGAGATAGGAGTTGCAGTTTCAGTACCTAAGGTAGTGAAAGCAGTTGATGCATCAGATTGAGCTTCTTGAGCAAGTGCGTCATTCAAGTGTGGAGATCCGCTGACGATTGCGTCAAATGGAGCACCAGTTAAATCGAATGGAGCTGAAGAAGTTGTTTGAGCAAATTGAGCTGGAACAGCAACATCTGCGTAAGTGATTTGATTTCCATTAGTTCCATAAACACTTGACTGCAAACTTCCGTAGCTGTTAGCTAGCGCAAGTGTTGCTCGTGTAGAAGCGTTTGTCTTGTAGATGTAAACAGATTGTGCTCCACCTGGGATCGCTCCGTCTGCACCAGGTGCAAACAAGAACGTACAAGCGTCGACAAGCGGTCCAGATCCGTAGATACTACGAATCATTGGAAGCTGATCAGCTTGGAAAACGTTTTGTGAAATGTCAGGAACTGCAGAACCTGGTGCACCCGCGGTTGATTCACCGAAGATGGCAACTAAGCCTGTTGGTCCTACCGGGAAACCGCCGCCAAGGTCTATTAATTCCTTAGAGTAAGCTCCTGGCTTGTAAATTGTAGCGCCGTTAAATTGTACGTTGATTGCCATAGCAATCCTCCTAAGTCAGTTAAAGTCAAAACTAATTATAACATAGTGCTATAGTTAGTTACTTCAGTTTTACGCCGTACTTCCTAAGTGCTTCGTCGTATGTTTGCAGAGTTTCCTTTAGGGAAAGTTGTCTAGCTTGAAAATCCGCCAAAACAATCTCTTTAAGATGTTGAGTAGGAACTTTCTTCTCTCTCATTGCCCACCAAGCATCAAAATCTACCTTTGATGGCTTTGGCGCTTCAGCGGCTTGTTCTTTTAAATTGGTTTTAGCCATAATTGCTCCTTATATAATATTAACGTATCTGGACGCTTAAGTGAGGTCCTCGTCATCAGGGTCAATGAACCTGTGATAATCCTCGTCTGCATCAATTTGTTCACCTACGATACCCTTATTGGTACGTCTATCGACCTTATGATGAGGCACATCTAAGCTGGTAGCTAAGTCCTCAGAATAAGGTTGCCCAATCTTAGGGTAAGTGTTAACATGCTCAAACTCACGAAGCGGTTCGCCATGCCAGAAGTTTTGAGTTGTACATCTAAAGCGTACCCATCTAGTCCAAACGTTGTTTACGCCCTTATCAGCATCTTTGCTATAATCTGAGGCGCTATATGTTTGTAATTTAAGACCAAGTCTGTGAGCCATCTGCTTATGCTTGAATAGGATATAAGAAACTATGTAGTACATCCATAGCACGTAATCGCCGCCCTGTGCCGTGTGGATGCCAACATCTATCATGGTGGTAAAGACAGCAGTGCCTAGCTCAAAGTCTTCCTCTACGGCTCCTAGATCATCTAATGCGGCCTTAGATTCGTCCTCTGTCTCGCTGGCGAGATGGATACTAATGCAGGGTATCTTTTGAGCATTGAATGACCAAGCTTGAACTACAGGAATCTTAGTCGTACTGAACCATTGCCATATCTTCTCTCTATAGTCTGAACCATAGTCTTCATTAAGCTCATCTAAAACTAGGTTAGAGAATAGGTCATCAAAGGCAGGTTTGTTCTTACGAAGCTCCTTGATACCGTGGTCTATTAACTTTCTTACAATAATCTCCGGCATTACGAATGGCATTAGAAACCCTCCTCGTAAGACCTAATTATTTGAAACACTATATCTTCCATTGTGGACTCTAAATCTTTGTTAACAGATTGAATCTCTTGAGTGAAGTCTTTCTCTGTGGCAGGCTTGACCCATTTAGTATTGGCATCTTGCTTGCTGGTAGCTGTTCTAAATTGACCCTTAGATCCGCCTGGCGTAATCTTCTGTGCCTGCGTTCTTGCATTCTCAACACGTTGAGCGCTTACTTGCTTATAGGCATCGTATATGTTGGTAGATACCTTTGGTCTCTCTGTGGTGCTAGGTGAACCGATTGGAATAACCTTATAAACACCTGAACCATCTTTGATAGGCTTAGCATTCTTCAACAAGTTAGATAGCATTGGATACGGAGGATCTGAGAACTCCATGTTTCCTGAATCTGTGATAAGCTGCATGTTGATGTTGTCGTATTGGAGCTCATTGATAAAATCTGCAGAGCGCTTTTGAACACCGGCTTCAATAGCTAATTGCATAGCAGCATCAACCTGACGTTGGAATGCCATGTTGATATCGTGAGAAGCTTTGTTTACTATATTCTCAACAATGCTAGAATCTAATCCCTTATTTCTAAGAGTTACTCTAAGCTTGTCGAGTTCGAAGAAGATATTAGGCATCTTTACTCGCCTTCGTTATAACCTTGGCACGCATATCTTTTAAGAAATTCTCTTTCTCCATGTCCTGCCAGTCTTGAGCAAAGGAGATAACGATCTTACCGTTTGGAGAGATCTCGATACGTGGTTTAGTGAGATAAGAGTAATACTGATCGTGAATTTTAGTATCGTTGGCTGGGTTTGCACTGAATGCTTCTACTTTAGAAGGACCTCTATCAACGTTTTCAATCTTACTTTGAAGTTCACGGAGCTTGCTCTCAAGTTCATCCATGTCCTTACCAACTGCTTGTGCTAGTTGATTATGCTTGCCAGTTACTTCATGAGCAACGCTTTCAAGCTTGTCGAATAACTTCATGATTCTAGACTCAACCTGTTGTAAGTCCACAGCCATACCGTTACGCAACTGTTCGCGTATGGTTTCCATCTCTTCATAGATATTTCCAATATTGTGGCGCTTATAGTGATCCATCAGCTCATTTAATCCGCCGTGGATTGCATCATCGCTCAATACATTGTCATCTAATAGGTTTAATTCTTTTTCGTCTTCTGGTAAGTACCACTCGAAGACGCTCATCAAAGCTGCAGTAAGTTCAGGAAGTGATTTGTTAGTAAATTGGTATACGGTCTTATGCCCGTCGTTTACGCGCCCAGAGTACACATCGCTCATATGACGTCTAATACTTAATGTATAGGTATCGATCAATACATCTTTAAAGTCTTCATCCTGCATGCCGTCAACTACACGTCTTAGGGTACGGAACATTCCGTTACCTACTAAGTGTAATGCCTCTCCGTGTGAAACTTCAAACACGGCATCAGCCTTCTGACGAATGATGTTCTTCTCTAACTTCTCTAAAGAGACCATTCCCTTAAGGGACTTACCAAAACGAGTAGATACGAAATGCTTTATAGGTTCATAGCAGCAATCACGAAGCTGACCCCAAGGTATCTTATCCATCTCATACCAGGTCCAGTCAGTCATGGTTTCATGTCCGCCATCGCCTTTAGTATTCTTAGGTTTGCCAGTAGCAATTTCACCTAGATAAACTACGGTATTATTCTTGTTGGTTTTACCTCTCCAGATCTCTGTAGAGATACGTACCTGACAACCTGTCTCTTCACCCGCTTCACGGATGGCACCAGTTTCAAACGCCTCATCAGCATGACAGTGACCGCCTGGGAATGCAAGTCCGCCCTTGTTGTGAGTAGCTAGTAAAATTCTATTGTGTTGGTCCATTACAAGCACTGCGGCACAGTTGTTAGTGCGATGCTTGTCTTTCTTCTCAAGATACTCTTCAAAAGACTTCTTCAGCTCTTTCTTAGACTTCTTTCTCTTGATACGATCTTCTTTAACTTTTTCTTTAGCCTTGGCATGGTGCTTTTCGCCCCACGTCCCGCCTCTGTCGTTGTCCTTAGACTCCGGAGCATCCTTACCAGGATCTGTATACTTGGCGGCTACGGATTTTGGAGGACGACCTCTCGGTCCATCCTTCACGGCTCCGTGCGCTATTGCCATCATCATTCTGTATTGACGTCTTGAAACTGCAGCAGGCATACGCTATCGCAACTCCCATCCATTGCTAGGGTTATTATAACTTAAGTTAGCGGTTAACGTCATCTTTTAACTATACTTTCACCTTGATTAGGTAAGAAGTCTCTTTTTACTAGAATCTGTTGAGGAAGGCGTCTGGCGACCTTCTGCCCGTTAGCATTCATCTCTTGAGTAACTCTAAGCTCTCTTAAAGACTGAATCACCTGATATACAGGATTAGCATAGAAGGACCATGTAAGAACTTCACCGTGCTGACTTTGATAGTTGTACATAGGCTGCTTTCCATCTACCCACACTATGAGGCCCTCTGCGTCGATGTTGAAATCAACTCCTTGGGTATATATCTTCTCTGTCTGCCCGTTATTTAAAATCGAAGCGGCGCGATCTACCTTCTCGATAGGGTATCTAAGTTCTTGCGTATTGCCGGGTCTTGGCTCATACTCCTTAAGTTCCCATAGGCGTACTGTAAAGTCAGGGATCACAAGTTTGTCGAACATATTAAAATCTGCTTCTGTACCGTCTGGATATTCGGTTGGAAAGGTTATTACAGCAGTACCGATTTCCCACACACCGTGAGCTTCAAAGGTTTTCTGCATTGAGTTGCCTGTAAATGTTCCCCAGATCTCTTTTGGATCGTAGTGGATGAAACCATTAGTATCGCAGAACGGACAGTCGGGTACGTGAGCATTATTGTCTACAGTTAGGATGTTAGGACATGGAGCCGCTTTAGAGTGAATGAAGCGAATTCCACGTTGACTTAGTAAGTCATCGAAACTTTGACCTTTGATGCTAAAATCTGGGTTATAAAGAGGCATCTCACTAGGTGTGGAAGCCGGACTTCTAGTTGGATATACTTGCTTTGGTTTATCTTCAGCCATAACTTAATTATACCACTAGAACATACAGAGAACCTCCTAATCCCAGGCATTGTAGAATTAGATTACAGGGAATCCTATTCTATGGATGAG